TCCGGTGTATCTGACAGTCCCGGCTGACGACATGCAGACAGATACACCCTAAATTAACTCGCATGTGAGGATTCTCAAATGGCGAATACTACTTTTACAGGCCCAGTCATCTCGACTAACGGCTTTCAAGGCAATACTACTGGCGGCATCGACGCTAGAACTGGTTACGTGATCCTCTATAGCACGACCGCCGCTGCAATCGCTGACATTACTGACGCTGTAAACACCTCCGACAAAGAAGTTGGCACCATCGTCTTTGACACAACAAATAGCAAGCTGAAAATCGCAACTGGCGATGCAGCCGATGACACTTGGGTTGACGCCGACGGCACTAATGCTGTAACTCCATCATAAGGTGAATACTTATGTCTAGTTCAGATATTAGAACCAAACGGGTTGCTGCCGGAGGTACCGGTAGCTTGGGCGTAGGCCCCGCTCGTATACGTCAGGTCCAAGTGCTTACTAGTGATGTTGGTGCCGGTCGGTTAACTATTACTGACGGTTCCGGTGGAGCTACAGTATTGGATATTGATTTTGCCGTAGAAGATTCGCACTCAATTAACATCCCAGATTATGGTATTCGTTGTGAAAATGACGTGGTTATTACTGCGCTCACGAATATTACTGCGATGACGGTGTTCTACAGCTAATGGCTAAGCAAGTAGATAAAAAGGCAATGGCTTGTAACAAGCCTAAGAGAACTCCTTCTCACCCCAAAAAGTCCCACATTGTGAAGGCTTGCGAGGGCGGGAAGGAGAAGATCATTCGGTTTGGTGAGCAAGGTGCTTCTACTGCGGGTAAGCCCAAAAAGGGCGAGTCTGCACGGATGAAGGCTAAGCGCAAATCGTTCAAAGCCCGACATGGCAAGAACATTGCCAAGGGTAAGATGAGCGCAGCTTACTGGGCCGACAAGGTAAAATGGTAATAAAATCAAGGACTTAGGTATGGACGAGCTTGACGAAATTAGCGATTTTGTCGATTGGCTTGATGAAGATGAGGCGGAAGCCACTATCCCTATACCTTTACTTTTTCTATCCATTTTACAGGCTTCGCAAGGCACCTATTCGCCCGCAGAGGTAGAAGAATTGTATTTGATAATACAGGCTTACATGGAAGAAGCCCCCTCTGGACAAATAGTGGCCCTAAAAGGCGGTAAGAACGATGCCGAGTAAGTCCAAGAAACAGCACAACTTGATGGCGGCAGTGGCTAATAATCCCGAATTTGCCAGCCAAGTGGGAATCCCACAAAGTGTAGGAGAAGACTACGTGAAAGCGGATAAAGCAAAAGGCAGGTATAGTTGTGGCGGTGGTGTCCACAAAATGAAGAAAGGCGGGAAAGTCCGTGGTTGTGGTATCGCACGTAAGGGTCTGACCCGGGGCACAATGCGATGATGAAATGCCGAGGCATGGGTAAAATGAAGCCCATGGCCCTTAAAGAAGGCGGCACGGTGAAAGACGACTGCTACCGCAAGGTGAAGGCTTCGTACAAAGTTTTTCCCTCTGCTTACGCCTCGGGTGCCATAGCCAAATGTAGGAAGAAGAAAGCTCGTGGCGGTTAGGAAGACAAAGAAAGGGGCCGCCCTGAAGCGGTGGTTCAAGGAAGATTGGAAGGATGTCCGCACCGGCAAGGAATGTGGGCGCCAGAAAGGCGAGAAGCGGGGAACTCCGTACTGTAGGCCGACAAAGCGTGTCTCCAGTAAAACGCCAAAGACAGCAGGCGAGATGACTGCGGCGGAGAAAAAATCCCGCATAGCGCAGAAGAAAAGGCTAGGCCAACCAGCAGGTGCACCCAAGAGGGTTAAACCGCTGAAGAGGAAGAAATAATGGCTACATCCGGTACTACAGCGTTCAACCTAGACTTCACCGAGATTGCGGAAGAAGCGTGGGAGCGTGCCGGTCGTGAAATGCGTTCTGGCTATGACCTGCGTACGGCTCGCCGTTCCATGAACCTGCTGACTATTGAGTGGCAGAATCGCGGCATTAACATGTGGACCATCGAGGAAGGAACGGTAAATTTAGTAGGGGGAACAGCCACTTACGCTCTCCCTGCCGACACTATTGACCTTCTTGAACACGTTGTGCGTACTGGCGATGGGAACATCACTACGCAGTCGGACCTGAATATCACCCGAATCAGCGTCTCTACCTACTCTAGTATCCCCAACAAACTGAGCCAAGGACGCCCAATACAGATTTATGTAGACCGAGGGCAAGCAAATCCGTCGGTAACTGTCTGGCCTGTGCCGGATGCCTCTAGTACCTATGTTTTAAAATATTGGCGTATGCGCCGTATACAGGATGCTGGGGCGGGCGTACAGACCCCTGATATTAACTTCCGTTTCCTGCCCTGCCTTGTTGCAGGGCTTGCGTATTACATAGCGCAAAAAGACCCAGAATTGATGCCTAGAATTCCTATGCTACAAACAGAATATGAACGGCAGTTTGATTTGGCTGCCCAAGAGGATAGGGAAAAAGCGTCGCTTAGTTTGGCGCCGCGTATTTTTGGAGTTAGATAATGGCGTACAAGTATGCGTCAGGTCAAAATGCGTTAGCTATATGCGATGTCTGTGGGTTTCAGTATAAACTTAGGGAACTCAAAGAGTTAGTAGTAAAGGACAAGCGCACCAACATTAAAGCTTGCCCCGAGTGTTGGAACCCAGATCAGCCGCAAAACAGACTAGGGGAGTTTCCAGTTGACGACCCCCAAGCTATACGGGACCCCAGACCGGATTCTTCGGAACTTACGGCCAGTAGGGATATTCAGTGGGGGTGGGACCCAGTAGGGCTTAACGACCCGTTAGGGCTTACACCAGACAATTTAGAAGGCGTAGGTGCTGTAGGCACGGTCACGGTAACTACAAGCTAGGAGACAGAAATGAAAATGAAGTCACGATCAAATGTAAAAGCTCCGAAGATCGTCGAGCATCCAAATCAGCCAGTAAAGTATAGCGTTGCGGATTGCTGCAACCAGCCGCCCAAAGACATGAAAACTACCGGCGTTAAGATACGTGGTGTTGGCGCAGCGACTAAGGGCACTATGGCCCGAGGCCCAATGGCATAAGGAGTAGGGTGTGAATTACACCGAGCTGAAGACCAATATTGAAGACATTTGCGAGCAGTCGTTTACGGACGCGCAGCTTGCTATGTTTACCGATCAGGCTGAGCAGAAGATATACAACACTGTTCAGATACCTGCGCTTCGGCGTAACCAGACAGGTAACCTGACGACTGATAACAAGTATTTAGTATACCCAACGGATTTCTTGTACCCGTTCTCTTTGGCGGTTATTGACGGCGATGGAAACTACGAATACTTGTTGAATAAGGACGTGAACTTTATCCGAGAAGCATACCCCGGCCCTACAGCTACTGGGATGCCTAAGCACTATGCGGTTTTTGACGATACATCGTTCATCGTTGGGCCTACACCCGACACTGGTTATGAGGTAGAGCTACATTATGGCTACTACCCAGAGTCTATTGTGACTGCTGGAACTACATGGCTTGGTGACGAGTTTGACTCTGCCCTACTCAATGGGGCGCTAGTTGAGGCTATACGTTTCCAAAAAGGTGAGCCGGATATGGTCCAGCTATACCAAAAGATGTATGTAGACGCGATTGCGCTACTCAAGAATCTCGGTGACGGCAAGTTGCGAGAAGACATGTACCGTTCTGGCCAGCTCAGAATAGAACCGCGTTAATTTAAGAGGAACACCAAATGGCTATCACTCAAGCAATGTGCACCAGCTTTAAAGAAGAACTTCTTGGCGGTGTACACGATTTAGACACAGACACCATTAAGATTGCGCTGTTTACCAGTTCAGCAACCCTTGGTGCAACCACTACTGCTTACAGCACTACTAATGAAGTGTCTGGCACAGGATATTCTGCTGGCGGTAATACGCTAACAAGCCCAGTAATTGCTACTGATGGCACTACGGCCTACTTCGATTGTGCGGACACTACGTGGTCCACTGCTACCATCACAGCCAACGGCGCTTTGATCTATAACAGTTCTAAAGCTAACCGTGCTATTGCTGTACTGGCCTTTGGTGGTGACAAAACTTCAACTGCTGGTGACTTTACCATCATCTTCCCTGCTCCGGGTGCAAGCACTGCTATTATTCGCATAGCTTAATTGTGTTTTTCACGGGAGATATAGCGCATGGTAAAGATGGTAAACCGCGCCAAGATGACCACCGCTACGACGGGCACAGGCACTATTACGCTTGGCTCCGCCGCATCTGGTTATCAGACGTTTGCAGCCGCTGGGGTATCTAATGGCGATACCGTTCGATATACAATCGAAGACGGCACTGCGTGGGAAATAGGTACTGGCACTTACACTGCCACAGGTACTTTACTCGCTCGCTCCCTTGAAAGTAGCTCGACAGGTTCCCTGCTTAACCTGTCGGGTAGTGCGTTTGTATTCCTAACTGCTGCTGCGTCAGACCTCCAAAGTGATACAGCCAACACAGCTTCTACACTAGTTGCTAGGGATGCCTCTGGTAACTTTAGTGCGGGAGCTATTACTGGTACTAGCTTTGTTTCCTCTGGAAACATGACCTTTGGTGATAATGACAAGGCTATCTTTGGTGCTGGGTCAGACCTACAGATTTACCATGACGGGTCTAATAATTGGGTGGATGGTGTTTCTGGGGCTGTTTTTGTTCGCGGTAGTCGCGTTGACCTTCGCGGTGCTAATAACGAGATGCTTCTTGTTGGCAACCAAAATGGAAACATTGCTCTTTATTACGACAACTCAACAAAACTCGCCACAACCTCCACAGGCATAGACGTTACTGGCACAGCCACAATGGATGGGCTGACTGTTGATGGGACTACAGGTGTGTCTGTTAATGGCATCTACGCAAGCGTAGACCTGATGGAAACTGACGTTACGGATGACAACACTCGCCTTATTAGTTCTGGCGGTGACTTCCGCATCGACACATTAAACGATGCAAAGAACGTATCGACCAAGCGACTGACTATTGACCACGGCACAGGCGACATCTCCTTCTACGAAGACACTGGCACAACGCCTAAGTTCTTCTGGGATGCTTCTGCTGAGCGATTAGGTGTGGGTACTAGTAGTCCTAGCGCAGTTATCCACGCAGTAAACAGCCCGTCTTCTGGTGAAAGCATTGCTATTTTTGAGGCTGCCGCAGAAAAGAACGGCTATGTATATATAAATGGCGATGCAAACAGACGCAAATCATTAGTTTTCCAATCGGCAGGCGTTAATAAATTTAGCATGGGCGTTGGAGATAGTGACGAGCTTTCAGAAAACACCTTCTTTATAGGCTCTGGCATAACAGGCGGTAGCGGGGCTGATTTAGTTATTGACAGCACTGGCAATGTCGGTATTGGCGTTACTTCTGCCGTAGAAAAACTTCATGTTAAATCAAATGATGGATTGATAGCAGTCCAATCCGAAAATGTTAATACAGTAGATGCAATTCAAGGCGGTTACGTTATTTATTCTGGCGATGGCTCTGGCCCCGGTGCTGGAAATCGCGCTGGCATGGCTTCGTACATACAAGATATTTACGGAACTGAGTATGATTTAAGATTTTATACATCAGATGGAACAACAAATTTTAATGAGGCCATGCGTATTGACCCTGACGGCAATGTCGGTATTGGTACAGACAGTCCCATCTATACAGCGGCCTCACGAACTACTACAACAATAAATGGCGCTTCAAGTGCTAACTTATCATTTGGTATTGGTGGCACAGGATACGCAAATCTTTTTGTAGATGCGTCAAGCGTTGAGTTTGGTTCGCAAACCTCAGCAAATCCCGTCAAGTTTACAATTGGCGGTACGGAAAAAATGCGCATAGACAGCAGTGGCAAGGTCGGTATTGGTACGAGTACAGTTCAGGCTGATCTTCATCTTGGTGCTGCAAGTCCACACATAGACATTGGCCCCTCAGCGGGAAACCGTGGCAAGGTCGGTTTTGATAGCAACAATGTCTATATCGGCTCTACGTCTAGCACTGGTGAAATACACTTCAAAAACAACATAGGCTCAACCGATGCTCCGCAGGATTCTGGTGATACCAAGATGGTTATTGCTGATTCTGGCGTCGGTATTGGTACTACGAGTCCGCAAGATATTTTGCATCTTTATGCCTCTAGCCCTACGCTAAGAATCGAAAACACAAGCACTTCTGGTGTAGGTGCTATTGAGTTTTGGGACGCTCAGGCTGGCACTAGTCAAGCAGCTTCTATTAGGTACGATGATGTAAGTAATATATTTTCTATTCAAGGTAACTCTAACGGCACTGTCTTTTCTACACCAAGCAACACGTTCCCCAGTGGATCAGAAGCAATGCGCATCGACAGCAGTGGCAACTTGCTTGTTGGTAAGACTTCTACTGCAATAGGTACTGCGGGAACAACACTTTGGTCTGACGGATTAACAGACCATACTCGCTCTGGCGAAGTAGTGCGAATAAACCGTTTATCTACAGACGGTGATATTGTTACATTCCGCAAAGACGGCACAACAGTCGGTAGTATTGGTGTTAATACTAATGTTTTATACATAGGCGGCACTGAAGGAACAGATGCTTTTATAGGTTTTGGTAACGACATTGTTAGACCAGTAACTTCAACAGGCGCATATCGTGATAACGCTATTGATCTTGGCTACACTGGAATGCGCTTCAAAGACCTCTACCTATCAGGCGGTTTACGCGCAGATACGTTGACGTTTAGCACTCTTGCTGGCACAGAACGTATGCGCATCGACAGCAGCGGCACTCTAATCCACAAAGGCGCTGCCATATTCAATGAGGATGGTGGTGATAGTGACTTCCGCGTCGAGTCTGACACCAACACTCACGCGCTGTTTGTGGATGCTGCAAATAGTCGGGTAGGCATTAACCAGAGTTCACCTAGTGTTGATTTGCATATTAGCTTCTCAAATAACACGACTACCAATCTCGCCGCTGGCTCTGGTTTGTTTGTTAATAACATTGATGTTACGACTGGAACATTAGCACCTATTCTTTTTTCTACCGATAGTGGCAAGCGTATCCGTTCTGCTATAGCTCATGTTGATACAGGTGCTTACGGTAAAGGCGACCTAGTTTTTTACACTATGTCGGATGGGGAAATTAGTTCCGCAACTTTGGACACTGGCGATGAAAAAATGCGCATCGACAGCAGCGGCAACTTGCTTGTTGGTACTACTGATAATAATGTTTCTAGCAATTCTGGTGCTTCTAATAGCGGCATTAATATCGGAACTGCGGGGATTAAGGGTGTTATTTCTGCCGCCGCAGCACAGGTAGTAACTTACCTAAACCGCTTAGGAACAGACGGCGACATTGCTTTGTTCCGAAAAGACGGCACAACAGTCGGTAGTATTGGTGTTGCTGGTGGTTCTACTTACATTGATGGTGGTGCGTCTAACTACTCTTTGATGCTTGCTTCTGACTTTAGACCACGCACAGCAAACGGCGCAGCCAATAATGATGGAAACGTTGACTTAGGTGACGCATCGGCGCGCTTCAAAGACCTCTACCTATCAGGCAGCGCTCGTGCATCAATCTTCTATGACACAGACAACACGGCTTACTACGTAGACCCAGCAAGCACTAGTAATCTAAATGCGATTGACGTTAATACGATCCTCACAGGAACGAGTCAAACCAGAGGCAAAATATCTGTTTGGAGTAATAATACCTACGGTATAGGTATGGGAACAACTTATACCTATGGTGGTCTTAACGATTACGCTATGACCTTCCAAATGAGCGATACAGCGGCTCGTGGTTACTGGTGGGGCGATAGTGCTCACACAAACGCTCAAGGTGCAATGTCTTTAACTACTGAAGGCTTACTTGCTGTTGCTGGCGGTATGCGCTTGGGTTACGGACAGTCAGATACTACTGCACCCACATCAGGACAGCTTGATGTAAATGGAACAGTCAATGCCACTACATTCTCCGGTGCTCTATCTGGTAACGCAACAACTGCAACTACAGCGACAAACCAATCCGGCGGCACAGTCTCTGCTACTACTGGTACATTTAGCACTTCTGCAACTATTGACGGTCATCTCCTACAAGACAGCTCTGATCGCAGTGGCCTCTTGGAAATATCAACGGCTCTTGGTACTTGGAAAGGTATCCAGATAAAGCCAACGAGCACATCGTTTTGGTCAATCATGGGTGACCAAGACGATTTTGGGCTTTACGATGATGCCAACAATGAATGGATACTTCTATACAACGAAAACAGCACTCTTCAGTTACACGCTAATGGAAGCAATACCGTAACGGTTACCACATCTGGGTTAAGTGTCACAGGAAGTATTACAGTCTCTGGTACAGTAGATGGTCGTGATGTAGCTGCTGACGGAACTAAGCTCGACGGTATTGCCGCTGGCGCTCAAACAGGAACAGTAACGAGCGTTACTGGCGGTACTTACTTAACGGGCGGCACAATAACAACTACTGGAACTCTAGCTGTTGACGCTACAAGTGCTAACACAGCAAGCAAGGTTGTAGCTCGTGACGCTAGTGGTAATTTCTCTGCGGGTACTATAACTGCGGCTCTATCTGGAAATGCTACAACTGCCACTACCCTGCAAACAGCTCGTACAATCAACGGCGTTAGCTTTGACGGCTCTGCCAATATCACCGTAGCAGACTCCACTAAACTGCCTTTAGCTGGTGGTACCATGAGTGGAGACTTAGTAATTAGCAAAGCTGATGCTAAAGTAAGGCTTTACGATTCAACAGGTACTAATGGAAACAATCCATTTATTGAATTTGATACAACATCAAACCAAGGGATTGCTGTAGAGCTAAACATATATGATGTGGACCTTCCAGTAGCGGGATATGGTCTTGTAGTAGGCCCATCAACAACTAATACTCAGTTTCCTACAACAGGAACTTTAACCTTTAATGTTCTTGGCGAGATGTATGCCGGTGGGACAACGCTGTCTTCGTTGAACAAAGTCTTTCACGACGGCTACCATCCCAACGCTGACAAGCTAACCACTGCTCGTACAATAAACGGTGTGTCGTTTGACGGAACTGCCAACATCACGGTAGCTGACGCGACCAAACTGCCTCTTACTGGCGGTACGCTGTCAGGTAATCTAGCACTAGGTAACAACAACATTACCGGCGTCAACGAGTTAGTCTTTAATGACAACGTGAAGTTTTTAGAAGAAGGCAACAATCAATACTTGCGGTATCAATGGGGTGGTTCTGGTGCGGGTGGTATCATCTTATACGATGGGGACGGGACAAGACACGGAACTTTCTACGGCAGTGGTGCTGGTGAAACAGGGATATTAGACAACGATGGTTCTTGGGCAGTCAGAATAAGAACTGGCACAAGTGCAAATATATTGTACTGCAACAACAACGCAGAGTTCTACATATACACTACTTATACCTACTCGCCCGGTTCCTCCCGTGCGCCGATATTCTATGATTCCAACAATACTTCCTATTACGTAAACCCACATAGCACCACGACATCAGCAAACTTTGCAGGCAAGGTTATTTGCACGAATGTTGATGAAGCATTTTATCTTAACACTGGTACAACTTTAGACCCCAACAACGGCGCAATTCAATTTAAGTCTATTACTGCCAATACAACATTTACTGATAACGTTGATGCTGGCGAATCAATGACGCTGAGGTTAACCGGAGGTGCAACATACACAGTTACTTGGCCGACTATAACGTGGATAACTTCTGGTGGAAACGTAGCGCCAACATTAAATGGTACCAGTGACGTATTTGTGTTTTGGAAGGAAAGTGCAACTCTTTATGGGGCGTATGTAGGCTACGGAGCGTAAGGAGGGGGTATGCTAGGCTTT